ATTGCTTCGTGCTTGCCTGCATCGCGCTGGCGGGATCGCTGGGGAGCACGATCGGTGCAGCGGACGTGATCGCAGCGGTCGCTATCGAGAGAACCGCCGCCCCGGCGATCAAGAGACTATGCGCGGTGCCGGCCGGCGCATTGTAGTTCAAGTTTAATGAGGGGCCGACATTGAAGCCATAGGTCCCGCCATACAGGTCAATGTGGCGCGAGAGATCAGTAACGCTCGCAGCCTGCGCAGACCCGAAGTGAAGCCCGCCGGTCAGTGTCCCGCCAGAGCGTGGCAGGACGGGATGCCAGCCAGCATCCTGCCGGCCATATGGCGTGCCATCGGCGGGCGCGTCCGGAATGCCGCCGCCACCACCACCACCACCACCTTGCGCTTGGAAATATCCCAACGTGACGGGCGACATTGGCCCGGTCGGATCATTATACAGCGTCATCGGCCCGGTCATGGCCGCGCCACTCAACGGGAGGAACGGCGCGCCTGTCGTGTGGTTTTGCAGTGCGCTTATTTCGTTCGCGGCGGTCGCGAAGTTGCCCCGGACGCTTTCCGTCGTCGGGTTGCCAGCGACCGGAACGGTCGCGTCGATTTGCGATGTCATGGCGCGACAATCACCCCCTCATCCCAGATTGAGTCGCCCTGATCCCAGATCGAGGCGCCACCATCCCAAATCGAAGAGTCCACTTCGTATGACCAGATTGGAACGGTGTTCGCCGGCATCATGTTTTCAAACAGGCACTGCAATTGCGTGATGCCCCATGCTGCCAGCGGCTCGCCGGCCGCGCTCGCGCCCGTGCGAAAATAGGCGATCGTGCCCGGTGCGCCTTGCACCACGATGCGCCACGCAAAGGCCCAATCCTCGCCGTTGAGTGGCTGGCCGGCGCGCGACAGGCCGGTGCGGAACGGCGCAAAGGTCTGAATGACAATCTGATAACCAAGCGACGCGGCGAGGTGAATAAAATACTCGCGCGATGAGCCGCCACGCGCGGCGAATTTCGCGCACACCGCAGCGGTGCGCTGCTGGATCGTGGCGAGTGGTGGCTGCACGCAGGGATCGGGCAGGCCAAGCGTCGCTTCCCACTCCGGCAGCAATTCCACGGTGGAGCACGGAAAGGAATCCACAAGCAGATTGTCGGCGCGCGCGTGCAGCCGCACCCAGGAAGGCATGAGCGTGAGCAATTGCGCTGCCTGCACGGTGCCCCAGCCACGCTGCCAGATGCGGCCACGCGGCAGCAGCCGCTGAAATTGCCAGAGATATTCGGCAGCCGTGGGCGTCGTCATTCAAGCGCGGCGTTCTGCACGGTGAGCACGCCCATGATGGGAAGCTCGCCAGCCGCCACCGTCACGGGCAAAGCCGGCTCGCTTATGGTGAAGTGTATCAAGCCTGGAGTGGCCAGGATCGCCTCATAGAGATCGGACGGAAAGATGGTGCCGCCCAACTGGCCCTTGATGAGATACATGTCATTGATCGATGCCACGATCTGGTCGCGTATGTCCTGCGTGTCAGGTTCGAGCGCGAGCAGCGTCACATCGATGGGATGCGCCACGGGCGCCAGGACATGGACCAGTGCGGTCACCGGCTGCACCGGCCATATGTGCTCTGCCACCGACAACTGATCGCCCGCCGCCGTGGGGCCGCGCGTTTCCTCACTGGCGCAGCCATCGGTGCCTTGCGGGAAGCCGCCATATTCTGCCTGCACGTCATCGAGCATGGGGCGCACAATGACGGTGCCGGCGCCCATGCCGTTCGGCTGCACAAAAACGCGCGTCACCCCCGGCACCTCCAGCGCCCATTGCTGATAGTCGCCGATCGCGCCGCCCTGCGGTGGTGCGCGATACTTGGCCAGCGCCCGCGTGCGCAGCGCTTCGTCGGTTTCCTGATCGGCGCCCCCGGTCGCTCCAGGCGCCACCACGAAGCCACCGGAATTGATGCCGCCGATGGGATCGGCAATCGCCATCGGCACGCCAGCGTCGCAATCAGTGTCGGCGCCGTTCACTGCGGCGATGAAGGGCACCACCACGTTGCCAGTGCTGTCCACCGACACTTCGACGGTGGCGGTGTAGGGCGTGCCGTCGCCGCGCATCATGGCGGTGCCGGCAGCCACCACGGTTCCAGGCTGGCCGCTGTAGGCTGCGCTGCCGGCGGCCGGTGTCGAGTCCTTGCGATAGATGCCGATGAGCGCGGCCCATCCCTCCAAATACTCATCCGTGGCGGTGAACGGCACCGATTCCAGCGCGATCCAGTCCACATACCCGTAGACCGAATAAGCGAGGCCCGACATGCACCAGGCGAGCACGCGCAGCACCGCATTGCGCAGCAAGCCATCGAGGCCGGGAACGCCAGAGGTGGTGATATCCTGCACCGCCTGATTGCGCAGCGCGGTGAGCGTCGGCCGTGCGTAGGGCATATCAGCGCGCCCCCGCTGCGGCGCGTGCTGCCGGCAGCGCGAAAGGTGGCGCCTGCACGGCGAGCTTCAGCACGGCGAGATTGTCCCAGGCCCAGCCATAGGTGAAGCGGGTCATGCTGCCGTCCGGTGAGGTAATGACGATGCGAATGGCGAGGAAGGTGCCGGCGCCGCTTGGGGTCAGCCATTGCGTATCGACGGCCACCGCCTGCGCCACGCCATCGGTGACCAGCCATTGCAGAGCTTCTGATGCGTAGCGCTGCGCGAGGCCCAAGGTGTTGCGCGTTTTATGCGCACGCTCCAGTTGCCAGAGGTTGGACCCGAGTGGCCGGTCATTGTAGGGGTCGGCCCACCAGCCGCGCCGATCGCTGGTGCCATCTGTCGGCACGAAATCCGGCGTGGCCAGCCGATCGGTGAATAGCGAGACAAGCACCGCCGTCTCGAGGTCTTGGCCGCTCTGCAAGTCACCATCGGCCAGCGCCCAGTCGCCGATGGTGTTGAGATTGTCCCACTGCACCAGCACGTCGCCGCTGCACCCGGCGATCGGCAGCGGCGCATCGAGCACCGGCACCGGCAGCCCAGCGGCTTCAATCCAGCCGCTCACGGCCCGACGTGCCCATTTGGCGCGGTGATGGTGTCGGCGGTGATGGTGCCGGTGCAGTGAATATCGCCGCTCACGTTCACCGCGACCTTGCCGCCGCCCGGACCCGCAATGTTTACCGTGGGGGCCGTCACCGTCACCGTGCCGCTGGTGGTGATGGCGATCACGTGGCCACTTTTCAGCACGATCGTATCGCCCTCGGCAGTGTAAAGCGCCACCTCGCCGGAATTAAGACCGCGCGGCCGCGCATCGGGGTTGTTGGTCGCCACCACCACCGTGCTGGAGCGATCGCCGCGCGTGCAGAGCATGTGCGCTTCGCTGCCGACCGGTGCGTGCGATGACAGGCCGTAAAGCTGCACCACCGGCACATCGTCGATAAGCTCGCGCGGTGTCGGGCGCACCTGCACCTTGTGCACGCCACCGGCATCGTTGGTCGCGGTGATGACGCACCGGCCATTATTCATCAGGTTGCGGCGGTGCAGCCGATCGATTTCGGTCATACGATGGCGCTGCCGCCCCCTTGGCTGCCGGTGTCGGAAGGCAGATTCAGGTCGCTGCTCTGCGGCTTCGTGGGGTTGTTCTTTTCCACATCCTGCACCAGCGGCGGCAGCGGGTTGAGCACCGCCGGCTCGACGCTGAAAGCCTCCACCGGCATCAGGATCAGGCGCGCGTGCTGGCCGTTCTCATCGCGGGTATAGGTCACGCCACCGATCACCCAGGAAGCATTGGCGAGCTTCAGCGCGGCGGCACTGATCGGCGCGAGGTGATTCGGCGCCCACAGTGCGCCGGCAGCGTCGCGCCAACTGTCGCAGGTGACGTTGAATTGCTGCGCTCGCCCATAGCGGCGATTGCGCTCCCAAAGCGCGCGCTGGCCGGCGAGGCTCTGGCCGTCGCTCATCTGCTCGCTCACCACGAAGCGCTTGCGAAAGCGCGGCACGCCCTCGTCGTGATAAATCGGGCCGGCGCTGGTGTCGGTAAGCTCGCCGCCCACGCCATAGGTCACCACCGACAGGAAGTGCCCTTCGTAATCGCTGAAGCGGCCATCCATCGAGTATGCGATATCGCCTTGCTCGATGTTCTGCCCGAGCGCGAAGCCTGATGCCATCTTGTCGGTGCCGGCGCGCGCCAGCATCAGCGAGCCGTCGGGCATGTCATAGGCGACGAAGCCAGACACGCGGATGAGCCGATCGATAATCTCCCAGCACGTTTCGCCCAAATTGATGTTGAATTGCAGCACGTCGGCGCCGTTGCCGGCCAGCGACTGGATGGTGACGCCATACGGCTGCGCGATCGCCTGCGCGATCGATAGCGCGTTGCCAGCCTTCACCTGAAAGCTGGGGTGGTCCTTGTCGCCGATGAAGGCGCTGCAATCCACCAGGTCCGCGCTCTTGCTGCGCCCCGATATGCGCACGGTGTGCATCGAGGCACTGACCATCGAGGTGTAGCGGTCCACGTAGCCGGTCAGCACGAGGTCGCCACCGATGGTGACGGTGCACGGCTGGCCGGCTTGCAGATTGATGTCGGCGGTGAGGGGGAATTTCTCGGTCACCTCGATATCGAAGCCGGCCGGAATGCTGTCCATCGAGCGCACCACGCTGACCCGCTGCCAGCCTGAAAGCTGCTGATTGCCCACCTGCAAGGTGAGCACGTCCGAGGTGGTGACGGGGGCGCTCCGCGGTGGCGCGCCGTGCGCGTCGCTCATTTCGACAGGGCCGAAAAGCTCACCGGCATGAACAGCGGATGGCGGGCGCCAGAGGCAGCCACCAGCGCCGGCTCGCGGGTGGTGTCTTGGTAGAGGGTCCAGGCTTCGGCCAGCGCCGGCATCGGCTGCTGCGTCTCCACCTCCACCAGCCACGCGAGATTGGCGCCACGGATCGCGAGGTCGATCGCCACGGCCGTGCGCAGATCGCGCAGCGCGGCGAAGCTGGCATCCCGGCCGGCATCGGCGCACACCGTCGCCTGCCGGTCCAGAGCGGCGCACACGGCGAGGCGCACCGCCTGCGCATCTTCATAGCTGGCCGGCGCATAGGCCAGCGTAGCCTCGCCAAGCGCCGCGCACGCGGCACATCTGAGGTTGTCGGCGATCGCGTCCTGGGCGGTGCGCGCCGTTACCGACAAGGCGCCGCTTCCTGGCACGGGCGGCGGGGTCCAGGCGGTGAGCGGCAGCAAGAGCCGGATGGCGTCGGCTGGGTCGTTCGTCGCGGCGAGCAGCGCCTGGCAGAGCGCCGCACCGGCATCGGCGAAGGCGTCGCTGGCCGCGCTCACAAGAGGCTCGCGAGGTTGTTCACCGAGCCTGCCGCGTTCACCACCGCCGTGCGCGTGGTGGTGGCGAGGCCCAGCACGCCTTGCACCGTGGAGGCGGCAGACTGGAGCGTGAGGCGGTTGCCGGTGGCGAAGCGGCCAAAGGTGCCGACCATGCCGCGCACGGCATTGAAGGCGCGCGTGGCATCGCTCACGGCCGATATGGCGGTGGAGGTGAAGCCCACCACCTGCTTGGCTGCTGCCGGAATGCTCCCGACGGCAGCGAGCGCGCCGGAAAGGTCGCCTTTCGACGCGGCGGTGAGTGCCGCGCCCGCGCTCTGGATGGCATCGGCCGTCGACATCGAGGTGCCGGGGTAGCGCACGTCGGATGCCAGCATGAATTGCATGGCCACCTCGACCACGCGGCCACGCTCGCGCCGATCGGTCACCGTGAATTCAAGCAGCACCACCTCGACGCTGCCCATAGTCGGGTGCACCAGCGTGCCACTGCCGGCTTGCTCGCACGCGCTCACCATCGCGTCGCGCTGCGCATACACGTCATCGCCGACAAGGAAGGCTTGCACGTTGAAGCGCCTGGGGAGCTTGCCCAAGTCCTCGCCCCAAGCGGTGTCCCGATACGGGTATTCGTGGATCGCGACGCGCCGGCCGGCGATGGTTTCGCCGGCATCGAGCACGAAGCCGACACCGCGCCAGCTTCCCGGCTGGAGGCGATTGATCCACGTGCCGCCCATCCACGTCTCGCCGGAATTATCGACGGCGAGCGAATTGCCGGCGAGCGATGAGATGGCGCTGGCGCCCTGGCCGGCGAGTTGAGCCAGTCCGCCAGTGGCGCGAAGCAGCGAGATAAGGTCGCTCATGTCATGCCGTGGTGAAATCGAGTTGCGGGTGCTCTGTGCGCGGCGGCGCCACGTTCACCGCACCGGACCCCGTGGCCGTCACCGACGAATCAGGCGGCGGGTTGCGGTGCGTGATATCGACGCTCACCGCGCCATTGACCGGCGGTGCAGCGGCTGGAGGCGCGGCCGGTGGTGCCTGCGCAAGCTGCGTGGCGCCATAGCGTCCCTCGATGCTGCCGAGCTTGCCGGTGTAATTCGGATCGGTGGCGTAGCCGGTGCGGCCCAATGCGGCCAGCGCTTCGTTGTCGCTCTTGGCGCCAAGCACGTCCTTGTATCGCGGGTTGCGCAGCAGGAAATCGACATAGCCTTGCGCCGACTCCTTGTTGGACCCGAAGGCAGCGAAGTTTTGCGACATGGTGACATCCTGGCCACCGATGTGCTCGCCGGTCATCGCGGCCACGCTGCCGGTGCCGACACCACCACCGGCTTTGATGCCGAATAGATTGTTGCCCACCACGTGCTTGCCGTAGCCGGTTTCCAGGCTCGCTTGCGACGCGCCCAGCTTTGCCACCACCTCCGGGTTTGCCACGCCCTTGGCTTTCGCCGCGTCTAACAGGTCGTCATATGTCTGCTGGTAGAATTCCTTTTGCGTGCCGGTGAAGGGGGTGCTTGCTGACTGCTGCTGGATCGCCTCGGGGCCTTTCCACGCACGCTCTGCGCCTCGCTCAAGGAAGCCGCCACCGCCAGCCGGCCGACCCTGCCGGCGCATCATTTCCTCATAGGTGATATCCTCGCCGGTCTTGGGATTGACGAAGTGCGGAATCTTGTCGAATGGGTTCCACAGCGAGCCGCCACGCTGCTCGAAACCCATTTCCTTCCCTTGTTCCTCGATGCTCTTTTGGCCCTGGCGGTTGCCGGCAAACACCGCAGCGAGTGCGGCGATGGCGCCAAGCGCGCCTAGCAGGCCAACACCACCGATAGCACCACCGGCCGCGCTGGTGGACCCGAGCGCCGTTGTCACCGCGCCGATTGAGGTGACGATACTGCCCGCCCATTTTGCTGCGAATAGCAGGGCGATCGCCTCTGCGGCGGTCTTGATTTCCTCCAGGTGCGTGCTCACCCACACCAGCGAGTCAATCACCGCCTTTGCGCCATCCTCAAAGGCTTTCCACGTCTCGGGCTTTTCCAGCCACGCGGCAAATTTTTTTGAGATGTTATCGATTGCCGCGATGATTGCCGGTTGGTTCTTCTGCACAAAGTCATCGAGGTGTTGCAGCAGCGGCGTGAAATTGTTTGCAAGCACCGCCGCGATCTGCCGGCCCAACTGGTCGAACGTGGTGCCCAGCGACGCCTGCGCGAGCCGGTAGCGATTCAGTTGGTCTAGCTGCTCATCGGTGGCGCGCTGGTGCTTGTCCTCCAGCCTTAGCCAGTCCTCCAGCGGCTTGCCGCTCTGCTTGTATTCCTCATAGAGCTTCGCCTGCGCATCGCCCAGCAGCGCCGCTGCGACGCGCGAGCGGTCGTAGGGATCTTTCAGACTGTCGAGTGCCTTGAACACCTCGGGCAGCAATTGTGTGGCGGTTTTCAGGTGGCCGTTGGCATCGGCCACATCGATGCCGAAGCGCTTGAAATATGCCTGCGCTTCGCGGTTCATGCCGG